GAGACATTACTTATCAATCAACTCCTAGAGCAACTAAAGATTATGATGGTGTTGTTGCTACGTTATTAGCAGAAAATGTTGATATGGTACAAACAGCAATTGAAGTAGAAGATACTTCTCAGATTGTAAAGAGTACTTATATTTACATTGGACAAGAAGAAATGTATGTTGAAGAAATTTCTGTAAATAAAATTTTAGTTAAAAGAGCTCAAGATCAAACACCAATACAAAATCATGTTCTTGGATCAAAAGTTTACAACATTAATCAAACAGATAATAATATGATTGAAGTTGGAGACGACTTTGGTTTTGATGGTGCTATTTTCTGATACTCTTATGGACAAGTACAATAAATTAAACGATACATTTGATGTAGAACCAATTGATAGTCAAATTGAAAAAAGTGATATTGAGAAAGAAATAGAAAAATATAAATCCTCTGCTGAGGATATTCGTAGAGATTATGAATATACTAGGGGTAATTTATACTCTATTATTGAAAAAGGTCAAGAAGCTATTAATGGTATTTTAGAACTTGCTCAAGAAAGTGAAATGCCTAGGGCATATGAAGTAGCTGGTCAATTGATTAAAAATGTTTCAGATGCAACCGATAAATTGATGGATCTTCAGAAAAAACTTAAGGATATTAATAAAGAAGAGGAGAAAAAAGGTCCAACTACAGTTAATAATGCACTTTTTGTTGGTTCTACAGCAGATTTGCAAAAAATGTTGAAGAATGTAAGTAAAGACATAAATACTTAAAAAAGATAAAATGGCTGCCACTCCTGCTGTAAACATAGTTATCGCCCAAGGAGCTGATTTTAGTGAAGTTTTTACTTCAACTGAAACAGATGGTACTCCATCAAATCTTTCTGGATATGTAGGAACTTCAAAAATTAAAAAATATCCAGAATCTACTTCTTCAGAAACTTTTTCCGTTAGTATTACTGGATCTACTGGTGAGGTTTCTATTGCTATGACTGCAGGTAAAACTGTGAATCTTAAACCAGGAAGATATTATTATGATGTCCTGTTAACTTCAGCATCTGGATCAGTATCAAGAATGGTTGAAGGAATGGCTCTTGTAACCGCTGGTATTACCACTTAAAAAGATGACTATTATCAGAAAAGCATCTTCCAATCCCAAAGTTGTCAGTTCAACACAAGAAAATCCAAAAGTACGTTCATTAAGACAACCATCTACAATTTCTGAAATGGGTGATACCGATTTTGGTTCTTTGGGTGAAGAAGTTGATGGTTATTTTGTAAGTTACAATTCTTCAAAAAATAAATTTGAACTTGTAACTTCTGATACAATATTAGAAAGATCTGTAGAAGATGATGATTTACCTGATGAATTTATCACACAACTTGAATCTGAATTGAATTTGGGAACTATTGCTGCAGAAGATATTGATGGAGGTACGTTCTGATGCCAGTAAGAATGGGAGATTTATTTGATGTCAGTCCAGAAGATCGTGATGATAAATCACTATTAAGTTATGAAAATTCTTCAGGTAATTTTAAATTTAGAGATATAAATTCTGATTTTTCTTTACAAAAAACCTCTGAAGATGGTGACTTGCCTGACGATTTTGTAAGAAAAGTAGAGGACGAGGTTGATATTGATAAAATTGTGATTGTTTCGTATGATGCTGGGACTTTTTGAGTCTAAATAATAGAAACAATAGTTAAATAAGAGAATGGCTGCTCCTGTTATTCAGTTTAAAAGAGGCCTTCTTACTAATCTCCCTGGTCTGAGGGCAGGTGAACCAGGCTTTACAACAGATAGTTATGACCTTTATGTAGGTATTGATTCAACCACAAACAATAATCAATTTGTTGGATCTGGAAGATTTTGGTCTGTCAATACAACTACGACTGGTAGTGGTGTAAAATTTGTAGAGGGTACAAATAACGGTACAAATTCTATTACACTCAAAGCTCCAAATAGTTTAAGTGGAGACCTAACTTATACACTTCCTGGAACCGATGGTTCTAATGGACAAGTACTTTCGACCAATGGTTCTGGTGAACTTTCTTTCATTGATGCTGCAGCTAGTCTTGACATTGCTGGTGACAGTGGAACAGATACTGTTGATCTTCTTACAGATACTTTAACATTTACTGGTGGTGAAGGTATCGATGCAGCAGTTACAAATAATACTGTTACAATTTCAGGTGAAGACGCATCAACATCAAACAAAGGTATTGCATCATTTGATTCAAATGATTTTGGTGTAACATCTGGTGCAGTATCTCTTGGAGATGATGTTGTAAAAGATATTACAACTGATAGTGGAGCATTAACACCATCATCTCATGGATTCTCGATCCTTGGTGGTGAGGGAATGAATGTTACTCACACAGGAACAACAATTACTGTTGCTGGTGAAGATGCATCTGACACTAATAAAGGTATTGCGTCATTTGATTCAACAGACTTCACTGTCTCATCTGGTGATGTTACAGTAAATGTAGAAAGAATTCAGGACATTGCTGGTGCAATGTTCTCAACTAATACTGAAACTTTAATTACTGTAACCTATCAAGATGCTGATGGTACGATTGATCTGGTAGTTGATAATGATCTTTCTAATTATGACAATTCATCTTCAGCATTTATTACTGCATCATCTACAGATACTTTAACAAATAAAACATTTGATGCAAATGGAAGTGGTAATTCACTTTCAAATGTAGAAGTTGCCGATTTTGCAGCATCTGCAATTGTGACAGAGGGTGAAGGTATTAGTTCTAACGATAACGATACAACTCTTCCAACATCTGCTGCAGTTAAAGATTATGTTGATACTGCAATTACTGGTGAAGATTTAGACTTTGCTGGTGATTCTGGTACAGGTGCTGTTGATCTTGATTCTCAAACATTAACTATTGCTGGAACCGCAAACGAAATTGAAACTTCTGCATCTGGTCAAACTCTTACTGTTGGTCTTCCAGCTGCAGTTCAAGTCACAACTTCTTTAACAACTCCAACTGTAAAGGCAACTAATTTACAGGCAAATGATGGAACTACTGCTATCACAATAACGGATAGTACTGGTGCTGTTGCAACTAATTCTAACTTAACTGTTGGTGGAAATCTGATTGTTAATGGTTCCACAACACAGGTTAATACAACAACTACAACTGTAGACGATACACTGTTTGACTTGGGTACTGTAAATGGTAGTGCTCCAAGTTCAGATCTTAACAAAGATATCGGTGTCCTTTTTAACTATTATACAGCTTCAGCTAAAAAGGCTGCAGTATATTGGGATGATAGTGTCGCAAGAATTGCTGTTGCTTCAGATGTCAGTGAATCTTCATCAGTTCTGACTGCAAATGCATATGCTGCACTTGAAATTGGTTCCTTGTGGGTTAATGATTGTGCTGGTCAATCACAGGTGATTAATTGTTCTGGTACAACTAGAACACTTGAAAATATCACCATTGATGGTGGTTCTTTCTGATATTAATAAAAAACAAACATTATTCTCTCACTTATTATGAATGAGCAAGATTTAAAATATTTAATTTCGTCTTATCAAAGAGCATCTACAGATTTATTAGCTAAAACAGTTGCAAATGATGCAAAAGTTCAACAGTTAAGTGATATTGTAGATGCTCTTACTAAAAAGGTGAATGATCAAAAAAATGAAATTGATGAACTTCAAAAGTCATTAGACAAACAAAAAACCACAAGATCTAAAAAAACAACTTCTCAAGAAGACGCCGGTTCTTTTTAGATAAATATGGTTACACGCTTACATAAGTGTGAGAAGGTATATACCACCAGAATATAATTATAATGGCAAACCCAAAAGTAAAGTTTAAGAGGTCGTCTGTAGCAGGAAAAAGACCATCATTAGTTAATTTAGAGTTAGGTGAATTAGCTTTAAATACATTTGATGGGAATTTATTTACAAGACAAGATACTTCTGGTATAGGTATTGGGACGACAGTAACTTTACTAAATCCTTGGCAAGAAAGTTATGGTGGTGGTCAAATTAGTTATAACGGCGATGTTAATGTTAGTGGTGCTATAACTGCTATATCATTTTATGGAGATGGATCAAATCTTACAGGTATTAGTGTTGGAATTAATACAAGTAATGTTAGTTCTAATACAACGATTTCTGGTATTATAACAGCAACATCTCAATTTTATCCACCAGTTCTTACAACAGCAGAAAGAGATACTTTATCAGTAAATCCTGGTGCACTTATTTTTAATTCCACTGAGTCAAAACTACAAGTCTATCTTGGATCTGTTTGGGCTTCCCTTACAACTGATATTGATCCATATTCAGTTATTGGTTTTTAATAAATAATAAGAGAATTTATTCTAATGTCCCCTTTAACTGATCTTGAAAAAGGTTTATTGGAACTGAAAAATATTAGTTATGATTCTATAGATAAACTTATGAGAAAAGTGGCAAAGAAAAATAAAATCTCAGCAACTGAACTTCATCATAAGTTTAAAAATAAACATAATATGATACCAGACGATTGGATTAAAAAACAAGTACAAGAAAGTTGGTCCAACAAATATAAAAAGTCTATCGACTGTGATAATCCTAAAGGATTTTCTCAACGTGCTCATTGTCAAGGTAAAAAGAAAAAAGTTACCGAAGATCTTCGTAAATGGTTTGGTACAGGTGGAAAAGGTGGTGTTGGTGGTGGAGGATGGGATCGTTATAACACCAAAGGTGAACGAATTGGAAAATGTGCTCGTGAACCTGGAGAACCAAAACCAAAGTGTCTCTCCAAAGAAAAAGCAGCAAAAATGACTAAATCTCAAATTGCTGCTTCTGTAAGAAGAAAACGAGAACAAGATCCTGTTGCAGATCGTCCAGGTAAAGGAGGAAAACCCAAAATGGTCTCTAATAAAATTGATGAAGGACTTTTTGGTGGTAAAAAAGTTAAACCTGGAACTACTAATGTAACTTATGATGGTAAGACTCAAGATCAAATCAGAAGGGATAATAAACAAAAACAACTAAATAAAAAAACAACTAGTGATGTTAATAAAGGAACTTATGATGATCCTTGGTTAAAAAGTGCTCCTCATGGTGAAAAAAAGCAACATTATCGTCAACTTCGTGGAGAACAAATAGAACATTCTAATGAAATTAGATATTGTCCTATGTGCAAAAAGAAAGAAAAAAGAAGTGAATGTTCTTATGGACCCAAAATGTGGGATTCAGTAACCGTACCGACACCAATTTCAACAATGAAAGAAGCAAAAAAACAACCAGATCATGAACATTCGATGATTCGTTCTGAACTTGAGACGATTAAGAAGGCAGTAACTCGTCTTAAGTCAAAAATGAAAGGTGAAGGAAACGTAGAGGCATGGGTTCAATCAAAAATTACTAAGGCCGCAGATTATATTGATTCGGCTGCAGATTACATTGAAAGTGGAGAACATAATGTTCATGGATCTATGGATGAAGGAAAAGATCCTTGTT